CGGTGCGTTGTTCATTTGTTCAACAAACAGATACCATTTGTGTTGCATATGCAGCTGCACAAGGTGGTCATACGGGGTCACCATCACCTAAAAAATAATTGAAAGGTTATTATGCAAAATGTGATTTTTATAGGTTCTATGGCATTATGTTTGATTGCTATTGTTCTTCACACGGTGTTTACATATGAATATAGCCGTGTGAAGATTTATGATTGCACAATTTCTGAAATTAGTGTAGATTATCCAATTGAAGTGAAAGAAGAATGTCGTAAATTGAAAAGGAAAATGATATGAGTAAGTTTACATTTATTTGTGAAGAAGAACCAATGCCGTTTGCTGATGCCGTTTCATCTAAAAGAACGGTTGAATTCAAGGCTGAAACCATAAGTGATATTGTTAATGAATTTGAAATGTTTCTAAAAGGTTGCGGCTTTAATTTTGAAGGTCGTTTAGATTTGGTACAAGAAGAACATGAATGGGTTCAGGACAAGAGAGCAGACCAAGAGTTTGATTATAGATAATGCCAACTAAAGACGAAATGATGAAGTTTGCAATAGCAATTGATAAATTGGTTGCTGAAACAGACTACAACTACATTGAAGCGATTGTGGAACATTGTAAGCGCACAGGATTGGAAATTGAAGTGGCCTCGACTTTGGTGAATGCCAACCTCAAATCTAAAATTGAAAATGATGCAATGGAAAACAATTTATTAAAGAATAAAAGCCCTAGATTGCCACTATGACAGGCTATGAAGCATTTTCAATATATCATACTCTAAAATTACACTTCACCAGCGATTACGATTATTTCAAGTATAATGGTAAGTGTAATATCAGTCCCACTACATTTGAAAATCGTAGGGACAAATACCATTTCTATAAACTGTCCCGTAAGTATCCAAATAAAGAACAATTTCAGAATTTTGTAATTGCCAACCTATTTGAGAATAGTGAGGCATGGGCAGGCACACTATTACAACCTGAAGCTGAGGTAAATTACCTATTACGGCAGAAGGTAGTTCAATCACTATCGTATACCTTTGAGAATGATTGTAAAGTTATTTTTGAAGATTGTAAAGACCCTAATGAATTATTGTCAACGAATGGAGACCATCCAAGACTGTTAACGATGGCTTTACGCAAAGAGATATCACCAGAAACACTAATCGTCCTAAACGCAATCCTGCAATTCTTACCGATGTGGGATAGGAAGATTACCGATACGATACGATGGCCAGATTACCGAAGAAAACTAACAAAGTATGCCTCTTTTCTTACCTTTGATACTGTAAAATACAAGTTGTTATTAAAGAAAATTATATTATGAAATTATACTTAGATATGGATGGCGTAATTGCCAATTTTGAAAAGCGGTACATTGAGTTGTTTAATGAATCGCCTGGTTCAGCACGAGATAGAAAAATGTTTAGTAAAAACTGGACTAAATTTATTGAAGGCAAACACTTTGAAACTTTAGAATGGTGGCCAGGTGCTTCAGAGTTAATAACATATGTTTCAACTAATTTTCCACATGAGAATGTTGAAATTCTTACATCATCTGGTGGTAACAAATACCATGATGAAGTGGAGATTCAAAAGAAGGTGTGGGTTAAAAGAATGAACCTTTCTGAGAAATGGAAGGTTAATGTTGTAGCAGGAAGAAAATTAAAGGCAGAGTATGCTACACCTGATAGCATCCTGATTGATGATACCTTGGATGTTATTCAAGCCTTTAATGTAGCAGGAGGTATAGGTATTCATCACAAAGATGTTGGCAATACTATTATGTTGCTAGATATTCTACTTGCAAAGCATATAAATAAATGATATACTATGCATAATGTGGATAAGTTGCACATATTTTTTAATACATTTAATACGAGGTAATACATATGAGTTCATTTGCAAATCTTAAGCGCAATCGTAGTTCGTTGGATAAACTTACTAAGGCGATTGAAGCTACTCAATCCGGTTCAACAGAAGCCGGTTCAAAAGACGATACTCGCTTTTGGCAACCATCAGTAGATAAATCTGGTAACGGCATGGCGGTCATTCGCTTTCTGCCAGCGCCAGCAGTTGACGGTGATGATGCCTTACCGTGGGTTCGCACATTCAGTCATGGATTTCAGGGACCTGGCGGTTGGTTTATTGATAACTGCTTGACCACCTTGAATGAAAAGTGTCCTGTTTGTGAACACAATAATACATTATGGAATTCTGGAATTGAAGCTAACAAAGAGATTGCTCGCAAACAAAAACGCAAGCTGTCTTATGTTGCCAATGTTCTAGTTGTGTCTGACCCAAGTAATCCTGATAATGAAGGTCAAATCAAACTGTTTAAGTTTGGTAAGAAAATCTTTGATAAGATTACAGAGGCGATGAATCCTGAGTTCGCTGATGAAACACCAGTTAACCCATTTGATATGTGGGAAGGTGCTAACTTCAAATTGAAGATTCGTAATGTTGAAGGTTATCGTAATTATGATAAATCGGAGTTTGCTGATTCATCTCCATTATTTGAAGGTGATGATGCTAAACTAGAAGAATTGTGGAAGAAAGAGTTCTCTCTTAAAGAGTTTACTCTGAAGTCGCAGTTCAAACCTTATGAGCAATTAAAAACTCGTTTGGATAAAGTTCTAGGCTTTGATGGTGAAGCGATAAGAACCAAAGCTGAATCTGCTGATATCAGTCCTTTCAAAGACGATGAAGTTGTTTTGGATAAGTCTGGTGTTGAAGATGAAGATTTGGATTACTTCAAATCACTTGCTGAAACAAAGTAACACAAAATCCCATGCAAGTCAACCCCGCTTCGGCGGGGTTTTTTATTATGCGGCTCTAGCCATCAACATATTGTTAGTTGAATTATTATCTCTTGCTTGAGCTGGTAATGTTGTTTTTGTTGAAGTATTATTATTAACAGTAGTATTATTAACAATCATAGGTGTAGATGGTTTTGCTTGTTGCCTTTGTCCAACAGCAACATCGGATGAAGCAGATGCAACACTACCACCACTAGCAACAGTTTGACCACCAGTTACTTGAGTTATTTTTGGATCATTTAGATATGCTTGAAAATGTTTTGCTCTATCTTCAAGTCCAATGTAACCACCGTTTACAAATTTGGTTACAGCTTTAACATCACCCCAATCACCTTTGTATTGCTTCATATACCCAATAGCGGTATCTGCAGCCACATTAATATCTGCCACAGAATCAGGATTTGCATCAACACCAAACTTTTTATAGTTTGATTTACCTGTTAATTGAATAAATCCTCGGCCACGATATTTAAAACCATCTCCTGGTTCTGTATTACCCATTCTTCCGCCATATACACGATTTGCAATAGCGGCTGGTCCTTGAGCGGAAGTTTGTTGTGCTTCTTCTGGTGACTTAAAGTATTTTGGAAATATTTTTAAAAGTGTTGCTGGTTTATAATTAAGATTCTCACTTAACATGGTAAAATTACCAGATTCATGTCCTACTTGTGCCATAATAGCTGCACGAGCAGTTGGGTCAGTAATCTTATTACTGTCCATTGCTTTAATCATAGCATCTTTACCAGAACTTTCTCCAATTTTAACAGGTTTGGCTTCTGAAGGTTTTGCTTCAGGTGCTACAGTTGGTGCTTTTGTTGGTGTTGGTTGCGGTTCAGCTCCAACTGGTGCTGCTGGTGCTGGCGTTGGGGCTGGCGCTGCTGGCGCTGGTGCTGCTGGTGCTGCTGGCGCTGGTGCTTTTTCTACTGGTTTCTTAACTTCAGGTTCTTTTTTAGCTTCTTTCTTTTCAGATGGAGGTTCTTCTATTGTGAAAGTTTTAGATTTTGGTTTAATACCAACACCTAAAAACTCTTTTACTTTAGCAAACTTCTCTGTAAATAAATCACCAAATCCAAAGAATTTAGCAACAGCGGTAAGAATCTTTTCAATTGCACCTAATCCCCAATCATAAAAATCTGAGACCATTTGTTTATCAATTAAACCAAATGTAAAAAATTCAGTTATGCCGCCAACAAAGGCTTTAAAAGTTTCAAAAATACTTCCTGTTTCTTTCCACATATCAAATGCAGAGGTGAACCCTTCAAATAATGATGATAATATTACTAGTGGTAAAGCAAGGCGACCAAGTATTTTCATAAAGTTTTTAGGACTAAAAATTGATTTGAATCCTTTTAATAAATTTTGACCAATAGATACTAATTTACCACCAACTTTAGTTGATTTAAATTTATCAAATATTTTTTTGCCTATTTTACCAAATATTCCACTTTCTTTTTCTTCTTTTACAGGTGTTACTTTTTTGGCTGTAAGCTCCTTTTCTGCTTTTATTTTTTCTTCATCTTCTTCTAATGCAACATCACCATATGTGGTAGGACGAGCACCAGTTTTCTTCACCATCTTTAAAAGATGAATGTTAGCTATCTGAAGATTTTTTGAAATCTCAGGGAGTCTTAAAAAATTCTTAGCAATACTCTTAACAAGAGTATCTGAATCTTCTTGAATTACAGGAGAATTTTCTGGAGTTGGAGATGTTTTTGCCATATTATGCTGCTAAAAGTTTTGCAAATTCAGTATCATAAACATCAGCAATTTGTGGTTTTGGTTCTTTGCCTTCAGAACTTGAATTGTTTGTAACAGAAGAATTATTCATTTGATTGCCTACATCAGCAGAAGATTCCATTCTTTGTTGTTCTGCTATGTCAGCTGAGGCATTAGATAATGATTCACCACTCATAGCGGGTTCAGCACCAGAAGGAGAAGGACTTACATCTTGGCCGGTACTACTACTGCCACCAGCTGAAACTTCACCACCTCCACCACCGGTACTACTGCCACCAGCTGAAACTTCACCACCTCCACCGCCAGATGCTGGTTGTGGTTCTAATTTCTTTTCTTTTATTACACCTTCAATTTGTTCTTTAATTGTTTTATCTAATTCAGGACTTCCTGTTGTTCCTTCTTTTGCCATTTTTTCTGGATCAGGCAAAGGCATTCCAAGAACTTTTGATGCTTGTTCAACAATTAATTTTTGTGCTTCAGCAGCATCTTTAGGCAACTCAAATGTTGGTGATGATTCATTTGCTGATACATTACCATATTTTTCTTGTAATGCTTTAGCACCAGCTGAATAGTCTGACATACTACCAGGTTTAGATTCTGTGCCAGCGGCCGCTGGTGTTGATGAATCACCCTTAACATCAGCTACAACAGGAGTTTGTGTTTTCTGTGGTTCTTCACTTGTTGGGTCATTTTTAAATGGGTACCATGGACCAATAGCAACTTCTTTGCCTAATACTTTAAATCCAATTTTAGGAATACCAATATTGTTTGCAACCCAATCTTTAATTGCTGTAATTGTTTCTGAAATTGATTGTATGATTGGATTAATAAAATCTTCAACAGCTTTAAACATTTTCTTAACATTATCTTCACCAAATAAACCAAATGTTAAGAAATCTAATATTGCACCTAGACCTGCAATAATGGCATCTTTAATAGAACCGGTTTCTTTAAATTTGTTAAATGCAGCCGTAATACCTTCAAATAAAGAAGCAAATATGGTTGCAATTATAAAAACTTTTTTAAAGATACTTAGCAGATTTGCTGGATTAAATATTTCTTTTATTGCATTTAAGATACCACCTTTAAAAAATTGTAAAATCGTATCTAATATGCCACCTTCTTCTTTTGGTTTTTCAGATTTAGTGCCCTCTTGAGTAGGAGATGTTTTACTTTTAGCTCTTTCTGCTTCTATTTTAGCTTCTTCAGCATCTTGAGCTTTAAAGAAGTCCATGTCTTTTTTATATTCGGCTTGGACTGTTCCTTCTTCTCTCTGTTTAGACTGTCTGCCTTTTTTACCGCCTTTGCCAGCCACGGCAAGTTTAATCATATTTAAAGCAAGAACTTTCATATATCTTGCAATTACAGGCAAAGACATCGCACTATCAGCGATAGATTTTAAATTACTAGTAAATTCAGGAGATGCTACACCAGAAGAAGTTTTTTCAGCTGTAGCTCCTTTTTTACCTTTAACACCAAGCTGACCTCTTATGTAAGCGGAAAGTATTCCTTCTCCACTAAAAGCACCTTCAACCGCCCGCTTTTTCATCTCTTTAGGATCAAAAGCGGATGTTATTGACTTTATAGCCGGGTCTTTTTTAATTAGTTCTTTTAATGTTGCCATTATCGTTTAGCTTGTTTTTGTAATTTAATGCGTTCTCTTTCTTCTTCAAGGTACTTCATTAAAAGTGCCAAGTAGATATTTCTTTCCCAAGGTAACATATTTTCAAGTTCAGTCAAACTATACTTGTGGTGTTGCATTAAAGCAAAGTTTGTCTGATAGTAGTTACTCAATGTATCATAACGAAAAATTAGACGAAAAAACTTTGGATGCCCTTAATCTCAATATCTTCTTCATATGCACATTTTGGACATTTGAAGTGAACATCTTTTTTAATTTCAGGCATTGTATCAAAGAATTGTTTAATCTTTTCCAAATCTTTTTGTTGTAAATTATCAACAAATTCACCAAGCTCTTCTTTGGTAGAATCTTTGGCATAATAGATTTGTTCTTTATCATAAACATAATCTATACAATCAACCAAAACTTTCATCATAATTTCATCTTCATTCATGGTTTCATACTTTTGAATCATTTCAAAAGTTGGGTATTTTAAAGATAAACCAAGGTTTTCATTTAGTTGAATTTTACTGTTATGCTCTGGATTAATTGTTGGTTCAACTTCAAGAACATTCAATGTAAAAGCAACAGAACCATTGCATTTGGCATCTTCACCTTTTTCATCTTTTACTGTATTATTACATTTGTATTTTAATTCAACCGTTTCTTCTACTGACCTCGCCCGCAGGTGCATGAACAGGTACTCTAAATCAAATGTTGGAAGATTGTCAATGTCAATTTCATCCAATACACAATTTTTTAACACTTGACGAATTGTATTAATAGTTTCTTTAGCATCATCTGCTTCTGAAGCCATTAAAAACAATTTTTGTTCTTTCACAAGAAACGGACGATAACGAACAGTTTTTCCTGTTGAAATCAATTTGACTGTATAAGTCGGTATATCTAACTTCGGTAACATAATAACCTCGCTTAATAATTAAAAAGGAATCCTTGGGACACTTTTACCAAATGGTAACAATCTTGAACCAACTGTACCAAATAGTGCTGTGGCAGCAGCACCCAAATCATAACTGCCATCATATATGGTGCGATACTTCTGATAAGCAAACTGAATTGTAAGACGATGAAAACCATCCTCTGACCAACTCAATTGTTGTGGAGCAATTCCAATAGGAAATGCATCAATCAATTCAATAGCATGAATCTGTTTAATGAAATCATCATATTGTATAATCTTAATGTTAGTCATGTACCTTGATAGATTACCTTTTGGAAATCTCATGTTGTTTGTATCTGTTGGCATAATAGCTTCCATCCAACGGTCAAACAACTTTCTTTCATAGAAATCATTGGTACATAAAAATGTTAATGCTGTGTCGGGATATTGTGTTTGATATGGCACTTTAAAAATGGGACCATAAATTTTAACATCAGCCGTCTGTAATGTTTTGCCAGGAAATTCAGCGTTCTCACATTGAAGTGCTAGATACCTAGATGTGGATGGATTAGATGTTTTAGAATATTCATCTTGTATTCCTTGCTTACCAAATGCGGTATTAAGAGCATCTGTTACATCACTAAAAATAGAATTAGGAAAATTCAATATTTTATTAATAACTGAATTGCCAATAAAATTGTTTATGTATGGAGGTATAGGAAGAATAACTTCAAAACGAGATGGTTTTGCAAGACCATCTTTGGCTTTTATATTTGATAAAAATAACTGTGGTGAAAAAGACATTAGAATTTTTTCCTAGAATCTGTCCAAACTTTGTTTCTTGTTGCGCCTATAAAATATTCATATGGAATTAAGGCGGCAATATCCCATTCTTCAGCAGGTATCTCTAAGAACCTACTGTCAACGTGCTTATAAAGGTACTTCTTAATACAAGGAGTACCTTCAAAAATTCTGGAGGCATTTTTAAGTGTGAGATACTTCAAACGAAACTTTGTGGTTTCATCGTAGTCATCATTGTTTAAAAATACACTCAATTTGTCTAAAAGGATAATCCGTTGCTTTGGGCTGATATAGTGCAAATTCAGTCCTAAAAAACCGTCTTGGTATCGTTCAATTGGTATAACCAATGGGAACCTATCGTAATATGGCAACGAATCCTTTAACTTGGGGTCATAAAAATAAAAATACATACGACCCATCATTGACTTACTTTTTAGTTTATCACGGTCTTTCATTAGCGCCGTGCGTTGAGGTGACAAATTTTTCACCTTAGCTTTTAACCATTCTCTAGCTGCATTGGTTCTTGGTTCTAAACCTTCTTCCGATAGCTGTTGAGTGATTCTGTCTAGTAAATAAGCCATACTCTATTTATACTCAAAAATAAAGTCCATTATTACCTGATTTTTGGCAGCAAAACCTTATAAGTATCGGTGTTCCGCTTTGAAAATAAAGCTATAGCAATCCAAGTTCCTGTTCCGTTACCACGAGGAACTTCCACCCATGTTCCTGACAGAATATGTCCGCAGCTCTCCACTTCTCCTGATTAATCGCATAAGTTGCCATCTCTTGTAGAAACCTCTTGGTTTTCCTTTTCTGAGTAGGCATCTTTGTCTGTGCCATTGGCTTTACCTCAATAATATAAGTCATTACCTTGCCGTCTTTCAACCTCATTTTGGCGATAAAATCTGGAAAGTAGCGGTGCATTTTATTGTCAACTGGAGACTTGTATGGTACTGCCAATTCTTCTGACGACCACCAGAGAACATTCGGATGTTCATCCAACCATTTCATTACCCTGCGTTCCCATGTTGACCGATAGACGATGTTATCCGCATCACCTTTATATTTGGTGGGGTGCCTTGGATTGAACCATCCTTTGTAAGTTTTGCCGAATGTCATATAAATACTATCTAGTCAACCTTTTTGGGAAAATATATGGCTCTCTTTGGATTCTCCGATATTTCATTTAATAAAAATGTGGATGCAAGGGGTTCTCTTGCAACCGGTCCCTTAGGATCTCTTGCTGGTAGTGAATTCACTAAAAACACTTATAGGTTTCCGTTAGATATAGGCAATAGTGATAAAGGCCATTATTTAATGATTTATATACGAAAACAAAGATTGAGTAGGTCTCAAGCATCTAAGTTTGAAGGTGGTGATAAAGGGTTTCAAGGCCTTCAAAACAATATACAAAACAAAGCAAAAGGTATTCTTCAAAGTGAGATACAAAATGCTGCAGCCAAAGCAAACAAAACACTTGTTCATGTAGGAAATGCTGTTGGTGGAGAATTGTTGAACAAAGTTAACAATGGTGTAAGTGGAGTTACAGGTGGTGCTAGTGGTTTGTTTAATAATTTTTCAAGTGCTTTAGATTCTGCTATTGGCGGTGTTGTTGGTGGTGTTAACAACTTATTTGGCCAAACTAGTGTTATCTTTGGCGGCAACTCGGCTCAAACTCAAGCTGTCATTAAAAATTCAATTAAAAATGTAACTGGCGGAAGTATATTTAATGGACTAACATCATATATTACCACAGATTCAATTGCATTGTATATGCCAGATACTCTTACATATACTTATTCACAATCATACGATTCTCCAAATATTGGTGATGAACTTGGCGGTAAAGTATTAGGTGCAGGTAAGTCTGCATTAGATTCTTACATACAAGGTATTTCATCAGGAGGAGGAGTTTTAAAATCCGCTGCTGGTGCTACTGCGAGTGGAGGTAAAGCTGCATACAGAGAGGGTGTTCAAACTGTTGGTGAAGCTGCTGGTGGAGTTATTGGTAAAAATACTGCCCGTTTGGCTACAGCTGCAGCTACTGGTGCTGTTAGAAATCCAATGTTGGAGATGTTATATAAATCTCCAAATTTTAGAACTTTTAATTTTGAATTTAAATTTTATCCAAGAGATGAAAGAGAAGCTCTTGAAGTCCAAAGAATTGTTGAAAGATTACGGTATCATCAATCTCCAGAATTAGTTAAAGAGTCTTCCGCTTTTTTAGTTCCTCCTTCTGAGTTTGATATTAAATTTTATTACAACGGTTCACAGAACCCAAACATTCCTCCAATTTCAACTTGTGTTTTACAAACTATTGATATTGATTATGCACCAAATGGGTTTTCTGCTTATGAAGTTCCTAATGAAAATCAACCATCATTGGGTCGCACAGGTATGCCGGTTGCTATGACATTAAAATTAGCATTCCAAGAAACAACATATCTTACTAAAGAAGATTTTGAAGAACCTAGGGAAGTTACACAAGCTAAGGTATAAAATGGCAAAATATTTTAATTATTTTTCTAAAACTTTTTACACCAGTGATGATACTTCACCTGGTCTTGATACTGTTACCAATATTATTTCTAGGTTTGCATTTGAGAATTCTTTAAAAGAAAACTCAGCTGCATTTTACCCATATAACATCCAAGAGTCGGATACACCTGAAATTATTGCTAGAAAATTTTATGATAACTCAGAAAGGCATTGGATTGTTTTATTGTTTAACAATATTATTGACCCACAATGGGATTGGCCTTTAAAAGAAAAAACTTTAATTGATTATATTGATTCAAAGTATTCTGCTAATGGTGCCGCCAATACGACAGTTCAAACTGGTATTGCGTGGGCTATGAGTACCAACAATGTTCAATCATATTTTAAAATAATTACAAGAACATCGTTTGACGGAACAAAAACTATTGAGAAGCTTTCCGTTGATGCTAATACATATGCGAATGTTACTCCATCTTTAAATTCATATACATTACAAGATGGCACATCAATAACTCAAACAGTTACAAAAGAAACACAATCATATTATCAATATGAAGTTGATTTAAATGAAGCAAAAAGAACCATTAAATTAATTAAGCCAGAATTTGTTCCTGCAATTGAAAAAGAATTTAAAAAAGTGATTAAGTAATGGATTTTCAAATACAAAAATCAACACAGTTCAAAATAAATGAACTGGTATTGGTAACAAAAGGAGGAGCAATTGATATTACTCCAATTTTTGAAGAAATCAGTATATTTGATTCATTATTGATGCCCGTAATGAGTGGTAATATTTTAGTAAGTGATTCTCTTGCTTTATCCAATAAGTTGTCATTTGATGGGTCTGAATCTATACTGATTGACATTTCAAAAGATGCCAATTCGGATATTGCTAACTTTAAAAAAGCATTTAGAATTTATAAACAATCTGATAGAAAAACTGAGGGGTTAAATGAAAAATATGTTCTTCATTTTGTTGCCGATGAGTTTATGTATTCTGACCAACAAAGAGTTAACCAATCATTTAATTTAACTTATTCAGAAGCTGTTGAAAAGATATTAAATAATTATCTTAAAGTGCCTGCTAATAATTTGGGTGGAGTTTATGAAAATTCTTATGGTGTTCGTAACATTACAATACCAAATTTGCGACCATTAGAAGCAATTGAATGGATTGCTAAGAGAGCCGTTGATATAAATCAATCTCCAAATTTTATGTTTTTTCAAAATTTACTAGGGTATAACTTTGCATCATTATCTACACTACTAACTCAAGATGAAGTTTTAAATATTAATTTTTCACCAAAAAATTTACAAAATAAAAATGCAATTGATGAAATTAGTTCTGCACGAGGATATGAAGTTGTAAGTCAAACAGATAGCATTAAAAAAACAAGAGAAGGCGTTAACGCTGGTCAATTTATTGGATTTGATCCAATGACAAGAACCATTGCAAAAAAGAACATTAGTTATGGCGACCATTACTCTAGTATGAAACACGGCAATGAAACGGCTAAGTTTTCAGAAATTAAAAATCGTGATGGGTTAAGTAATTCTCAGGCATTTGATTCAAAGAAAACTGTTAATATTTTTGGTGCAGCTAAACAATTAAGTTCATACATTAAACAAAATGACCCAACTTCATTGTCAAAAGTAGAAAATTATGAATCATTCTTATTTCAAAGAAAAGCGATTTTAGCTAATCTTATGGAAAAAAGAATAAAGGTTGCTATGCCAGGTAATTTTCAATTGACATCCGGTTTGAATGTTAATGTTGATGGCGTTATTGCTGCCAAAATAGAACATGGTGATAGCAATGAAGATACCAGTTTAAGTGGTAAATATTTAATTATTGCTTCACGCCAAATTATTGGTTATAATAAACACGAAACAATTATTGAAATTGCAACTACATCCACAAATAAAGAATTTATTGAATCAAGTGATATCACTCAAACAACAGAGATTTTAGAATATTAATATGGAAAAAGATTTTGCTGGTAAAAATGGATTTATTTGGTGGGTTGGCGTTGTAGAAGATAGACAAGACCCACTAAAGATGGGTCGTGTGCGTGTGCGAGCAGTTGGTTGGAATGCTGACAACAAAATGCAACTACCAACAGAGCAGTTGCCATGGGCTATGCCTATGTTACCTGTAAACAATACAAACCCATATGCACCAAAAGAAGGTGATATGGTTATGGGTTTTTTTACAGACGGAGAAGCTGCACAAGAACCAGTTATTATGGGTGTATTTCCTGGTATCGCATTGAAGGCTGCAAATGCACAAGAAGCATTTTCAGACCCACGCACAGGAGACCAATTAACTTCTGCACCAGTTAAACCAAACGAAAGTGCAACAGGATATCCAAGAAGAATTGATGAACCAAGCACATCACGCTTGGCTAGAAATGAAAAGATTGATGATTCTATTGTTTCTCTAAAAAAGGCAAAAAGAGCAGACAAGGTAGAACCAGAGCCGTATTATGCGGCAACTTACCCATATAACAATGTTTATGAGTCGGAAAGTGGGCACGCTTTGGAGTTTGATGACACGAAAGATGCCGAAAGGATTCATGTGTATCATCGCTCGGGCTCTTACATTGAATGGGGACCTACTGGAGACAGAGCGGAACGCATTGAAAAGGATAAGTTCACAGTAGTAATTGGAAACGATTCGGTATATGTTAAAGGTGACGTTAAATTGTATGTTAACGGCAATGTTACCGCAGAAATTCAAGGTGATGTATCGGCAACAATTGGTGGTGGAGTTACCGCAGATGTTGGTGGCGATGCTAGTTTGAGTGTTGGTGGAAATTTTAATGCTGATATAGGAGGTAGTTGCACATTTAACTCTGGTGGTAACATGAAGTTTACTGCTCCTAAGATTGATTTGAATTAATGGCATTAATAGCTACACCATCAGAACTTTCGGAGGTTCAACTACTTGAAGTGTTTACTGAAACAGTAGTTTTTAGCGATGATACTCCGCCTGAGGATCCACCACCAGATCCTCCTGTACCTGCAAATACTGGTAATGTTTTGAATGTTACTATATCAACAAACAGTCCAACTGTTAATGTTGCTTATTCAAACACTAGCAATACAATGATTATAAGTGGGTATTATGGCCAAGAAACTTTTGACAGAAATTTAGTAAAATATTTTACAAGAGGACAATCGGATTTATTAGAAACACCTAGTCAGACAACCAGTTTACTTAATATAGATCCAGTAAAATCTCAGGTATATAATTATTCAGCGGATTCAAGAAATCAAATTGATGTGGTTTTTACAATATTAACTGATTTGGGAACAATAGAATTGACAAAAACAGTATTTAACAATTATAGTTCAGCAAGAGATATTTTAAGGAATTACATTTAATGCCAGCACAAGCAAGACTTGGTGACAAATCAACAGGAGAAGGTTGTTTTCCACCAACAAGTATTATTTCTGGCGTATCTAGCACAGTATTTGTCAATGGGATTGCAGCCGCTGTAATTGGTTCACAATTAGCACCACATACTTGTGGAAGGGTAACTCATGCTGGTTCTTCTCGCCAAGTTGTGGCTGGAAGTTCAACGGTTTCTTTTGATGGAAAGAAAGCGGCCAGAATTGGAGATGCAATTGCCGATGGTGATTTAATTGCGGCTGGTTCTGGAAATGTTTTTACAGGGTGAATAAATAACAGATGGCAACGATAGACATAGAAAACACAAGAACCTTTAGGGACTTGGATTTGAATTTTACGATTCATCCTGTTCGTAAAGATATCAACGTTCATAAAAATGAGTATGCAGTAATTAATTCAATAAAGAATTTAATTCTAACCAATCATTATGAGCGTCCTTTTCAACCAGAGATTGGTAGTAATATTCGCCGTCTTTTGTTTGAACCAGTAGATTCAGTAACAGCTGCACAGATTGAAAGAGAAATTGCAGAAACAATTAATAACTTTGAACCTAGGGCTCAAATCTCTAAAGTAACAGCTGTTGGATCACCAGATGAAAATGGGTATAAAATTGACCTTGTTTTCTTTATAATTAATAACCCAAATCCAATTTCAATTAATTTCTTTTTAGAGCGAATTAGATAAAATGGCAAACCGTTTAAGAGTTACAGAACTTGATTTTGATACAATCAAGTCAAATCTAAAAACTTTTTTAAATCAACAAACAGAGTTTCAAGACTATGATTTTGAAGGTGCAGGCCTTTCTGTATTGTTGGACATTTTAGCATATAATACACACTATAATGCTTACTATCTTAATATGGTTGCCAATGAATCATTTTTAGATACAGCTTTGTTGCGTGATTCTGCCGTATCACACGCAAAAACTTTAGGGTATATTCCATATTCTTCAGCTGCACCTGTTGCTAATATTGATTTTGTTGTTAATTCAGGAACAACGACACCTGCAACATTGACTATTCCTTCTGGTTTTTCTTTTCTATCAAATCAAATTGATAGCAAATCATATAACTTTGTTGTCTTAGAAGATACGATTGTTACAAAATCAAATACAAGTTTTTATTTTGACAATCTTCAAATCTACGAAGGCCAGTTAGTTACTTACAATTTTAGTTACAACTTGGCTTCTAACCCAAAGCAAGTATTCGTTTTACCTGATGACAACATTGATACAAACACAATTCAAGTTTCTGTTAGTCCGGCTGTTGCAAATACAGCAACAAGTGTTTACAATAAAGTTACCGATATTTTAAATGTTTCAGCTACTTCTGAAGTTTATTTTTTAGAAGAAAATCGTAACGGAAAATACCAAATTTATTTTGGTAATGATATAGTTGGTAAAGCTTTAGCTGATGGTGCAACAATTGGTATTAGATATTTAATTACAAATGGAACAGCTGCTAATAAAGCAAATAATTTTGTAGCTACTTCCACATTAACCGATTCTATAGGAAATTCACAAACAAATTTTACTGTTAATCCTGTTAGTGCAGCCGCTGGTGGTGCAACTCGTGAATCGGTTGATAATATTAAATTTTCAGCTCGAGCACAATTTTCAACACAAAATCGTTTAGTAACATTTAAAGATTATGAATCATATATTTTAAATAATTACCCAAATATTGATTCTATTTCTGTTTGGGGTGGAGAAAACAATGTGCCTCCTGTTTATGGTAAAGTTTTTGTTTCATTAAAACCAAAATCAAATTATTATATTTCTGAAACAGAAAAACAAAGAATTATTGATGAAATCATTTCACCAAAAGCAATTGTTGCTGTTCAAACACAAATTTTGGATCCAGAATATTTGTATTTAATTGTTGAAACATCTGTTCAATATGACCCAAAGAAAACAACTAGCACAGAAGCTGCTCTTAAAAATGCAATTATAAATTCTATTCTATTGTATCGTAATACATTTTTGAATAAATTTGATGCTCGTTTTATTCTTTCAAAAATGCAAGATTATGTTGATAATGTTGATACAAATTCAATTATTGGTTCTGAAGCCACGGTTCGTGTTCAACGCCGTTTTCAACCTCAATTAAATCAATCTGTAAGTTATACAATTAAATATAATGTACCACTTCATCGTGGAACATTAACTAATAAATTAGTTTCAACTCAATTTACAGTATTTGATATTACAGGAACAATAAGAACAGCACAACTTGAAGAAGTTCCACAATCTTTTACTGGTATATCTTCAATTCAAATTACCAATCCTGGAACAGGATACACAACCACACCAACAGTTACAATTACTGGTGATGGCACAAACGCAACAGCAGAAGCTGTAATTGTTAATGGTAAAATTCAAACAATTAATATTACAAATCGTGGAACTGATTACACTCGTGCTACAATTTCTATTACTGGTGGTAATGGTTATGGTGCAGAAGCTCTTGCTGTTATTGATGGTAGAACAGGAACACTTAGAACAGTTTACTATGACAGTTTAGCTCAAAGACAGATTATTAATTCTAATGCGGGGACAATTGATTATGATAATGGAATTATTACAATTAATGATATTCGTTTTCTGACTGTTGATTCAGCTGATGGTTTAATTCGTGTAACTATTGAAGCGGAAAAAGGAATCATTCAATCAGTAAGAAACACCATTTTAACAATTGATGAAACTGATCCAATAGCTATTTCTACCACGCTTACTGCTTTATAATGTCCAATTTAAAAACATCATTACTTGTTAACTATCAAGTTCCTGAATTCGTTCAGGAAGAACATCCACTATTCATTAGTTTTTTAGAAGCATACTATGAATACCTTGAAACAAAACAAGGGTCGCAAATAAATGATTTAACAAGCAAATCAAAAGACCTTCGTCATCTTTCTGATGTTGATGCTTCTATTGCAGAATTTGAAAATAGTTTTTTTAATAGTTATGCTGATTTAATTCCTCGTAATGTTGAAGTAGATAAAGCTTTTTTAATTAAACACATTTTGCCATTGTATTTGGCAAAAGGCAATCAAAAATCATTTCAACTTTTATTCAGACTTTTATTTAATGAAGAAGTTGAAGTTGTTCAACCAAACCAAAATATTTTGCGTGCTTCTGATGGTAAATGGTTAATTGAAAATGCATTTCGTATTTCACAAAATGTTTACAGTAAATATACTGGCAACGGAACAAAAACGACATTTAAATTAATTCAAGTTGCTGATCCAGAAACAATTGCCGTTTATGTAAATGGAGTTTTAAAAACTTTAGCTACAGATTATTATGTTCGCAAAGAATCCAGAAAATTAATATTCAATTCTGCTCCGGCAAATAATTCAGAGATAAAGGTTTTATATAATAATTTTGATTTTGAAATTTTAACAAACCGTAAGTTAACTGGATCATCTTCTTTTGCTACGGCTTTAGTAGAACGAGTTTCACAAAAAACAGTTAATACTGTTCCAATTTTTGAATTATACATTAATAGAAAAACTTTAATTGGTGAATTTATAACAGGTGAAAACGCCACATTAGATATTGTGGACCCTGATGACAATTCATTAATTCAAATGGAAGTTTTAGGTTTAGCCTCACTTAGAACAATTAATATTATTAATGGTGGTGCAAGCTATAATGTTGGAGATCCAGTAACAATTACTGGAGGCAACCCTACAAATCCAGCAACTGCTGTTATTTCAGAAGTATTTTCTGGATTTATTAATAAAATTCAAGCTTTAGCTGGCGGCGCCGGATTTAAAGTTGGTTCAAATGTTTATGTGGTTGGAACAGGCGCAGCTTCATTAACACTTGCTATTGATGGTGTTGATGTTTCTGGCCAAAATACAGCAAATGTTTTTGTTGTAAATACAGATAGAATTGCTGATTATGGAAGTATTGCAATTAATGCTGCTGACTATGGATTTAATGCTTCAATAGTAACTGAAAATGTTAATTCAAAAATTATTGATGCTTTAAGTTTTCAGAATGTTACAAGTATTGGTGCAATTACCAATGTGGCAATTTTATTTGCCAATGCCGCATTTGCTTCTATTCCAACATTAGATGCTGATTCTGCACCGTTTCAAGCAAACGGCACAACGCACCAAGTTTTAAGTACCTATTCACTAGGTAGAATTGAAATTAATAGTGGCGGCAGTGGATATGCCATTGGAGATGAATTATTATTCACACAAAAATCTATGACTTTTGGTATTGGTGGAGCTGCAGCTGTAACCAATGTGTCATCAATCGGTGCAATTACTAAGGTTGAATTACAACCATCAAGAATTCGTGGTACTGCAAACACATTTGGAACAACCAATGTAACAGTCATTGGAACAAATACTGTATTTGAAGATGATTTGCGAGTTGGTGACCGAATTATGGTTAACAATGAACCTCGTTATATTAACTCCATTTCATCCAATACCTCATTGAATGTTAATGTTAATTTTAACTATGCTACAACTAACAAAAGAATTGGTAAATTTGGTGATTACCCAATAGGTGGTCAAAATTATGATGCTAGAAAATTACCAACAATCACGATTTCATCAACAGCTGGATCCAACGCTAATTTGACTGTATCAGCTTTAATGGGTGATGGTGAAAATCTGCTTGCACAATCTGACAAAAATCCTGGTGCTATATTAAAGATAAGAATTGTTGATGCTGGCGAAGGGTATGAATTTGCACCACAGATTAGTTTGACAGCATATGGTGATGGAACAGCTACAGCAAATACAGAAATTGAACCAAGTTATGTTACTTTCCCTGGTCGTTGGACAACATCTGATTCTTTACTGTCGAGTTCAGAAAGAGTAATTCAAGGTCGTGAATACTATGTTGACTATTCATATTTACTTTCATCTTCGGTAGAATTTAGTAAATTTAAAGATGTGTTTAAAAATTTAATTCACCCGGCTGGATTCATTGATTATGCAGAATATAAGATTAATGAAACAATTGATACCACTATTGATAAGACGGCTTTAAATGTGGCAAATACTATTGCTGGAACAGTCAATGTAAACAACAGCATTTATATAACTGGCATAAATACCAATTTTGTTCTAGCACAAACTTTGGGTATTATTTCTGTTGGAACAAAAGTTGCGGTCAATACAGAAATTGGTTACATTAGTGAAATTGTTAGTTCAACCAGTATAATTGTTGGTTCTCCATTTAGCCAAATAGCAAATTTACAAGAAATGATTATTCTAAGTGATGTTGAACCATTACTATTATTTACAGAAGATTCTTTACCTATTACTACTGAAAGTAATGAACTTATAACATTATAACAGGAAATATAAAAAATGTCAGTCGAAACCTATGCTAATTCAGCTTTTGGCCATGCTAACTCAGCATTTTTACAAGCTAACACGCCAAGTTATGTAGCTAATTCAGCTTCATCATATGCAAATGGTGCCTTTTCTGCCGCCAATACGGCAGGTGTTAACGCCATTTCCGCTGGTTTGTATGCCAACTCTGGTTTCGCTATTGCTAATACGGCAATAGCAACAGGTTCGTATGCTAATTCGGCTTTTTCTGCCTCTAATAGTGCCAGTTCATATGCTAATTCATCATTTTTACGAGCAAACACTCCAAGTCATGTGGCTAATTCGGCAGCCATTTATGCTAATGCTGGATTTGCCACAGCTAATACGGCTAATACAGCAATTAATAGTAAGGTAAAAATTAATGCTTTAAATTTTCTATCTGCTCCATCAGCTAACACGCAAAATACAATATTCTTAGTTGTTGATTTAGAAAGTGGAACACCGACAACTAAAAAAATGTCATTGTCTGTTCTTACAGACCGTTCAGCCAATAGCGCTGGTTCATATGCTAATTCAGCTTTTGCTACCGCCAATTCAGCATCAAGTGCAGCTGCGGGGTCATATGCCAATTCTGCTTTCTTGGCAGCTAATACACCAAGCCATGTAGCTAATTCAGCTGCTAGTTACGCTAATAGTGGATTTGCCGTTGCAAACACCACAGTAAATGTTGGTTCATATGCTAATTCCGCTTTCTTATCCGCTAACACTCCAAGTCATGTAGCAAATTCAGCTGCTAGTTACGCTAATGCCGCTTTCTCAACGGCTAATAGTGCTGGTGGCGCAGCTTCTGCTTCTTCTTATGCTAACTCTGGATTTGAAGTAGCAAATTCAGCATCTTCTTACGCAAACTCTGCTTTTTCTACCGCCAATAGTGCTTCAAGTGCTTCTGCCAGTTCTTATGCTAATAGTGCTTTTGGCCATGCTAACTCTGGTTTTCAATTCGCAAATACTGCCGCAAATCTTGCGTTATCATTTGGTTCTACAACTATACTAGAGGTAACAAATAGTGGCACTTCAGCTTATAGGTTCTCTCAATATGGAGTATTAGATAATCCTAATGTATCAACATTTAGTGCCACAACTTTAGGATTTAAATTAAACATTACTGGTCATCCATTTCATATTAGAACTGGCGATAATACCGCAGACTATAATACAGGTTTAGTTCATGTTTCAACCACAGGAACATTATCTTATGATTTAGATGCACAAGGTAAAGTGAGTGGAACATTATTTTGGAGAATTCCACACACCTCTGTTGGAAATTATAAGTATCGTTGTTCTGCTCATCCAGGTGCAATGATTGGTGAAATAAACATTGCTAACACAGCAGGCATCTATCTTGCTTATAATACATAATAAATAGAACATTAAACCATGGCAACTTTTTATACTTCCAAAAAACTCTCGTTTAATAACGCAGAGCAGTTCAAAGAATCGTTCTATGAACCGGAACCAGCTACAGTTGGTTATGTGTTCATTGGAAATCATGTTCCGTATGCAAACGAATCTTCTCCAAACTCCATAGTTGATTCCTCTTTTGATGAGAAATCTGCATGGGACAATATGTTTGCGGCCAAAAAAATTACTGGAAACGATGTAGAATTAGTTATTCCTCGTGTTAATTGGACAACAGGAAAAAGATACAAACAGTTTGATGACAAAATATCAATTGACACATTATTGACAGCCGATTCTGGTGCTGGTGGCAATAGTCAACCAATGTATATTTTGACTACCGCCAGAAATGTATATAAGTGTTTATCTAACAACGCAAACTCTATTTCCACAGTAGAACCTACTGGAGATTATTCTACGGCTAATGGAACAATCTTTACAGCCGATGGTTTTATTTGGAAATATATGTATAATGTCAAACCTTCTAATCGGTTTTTGACAACAGATTGGATTCCAGCTCCAATTTCTACCTCAAAGTTGGACTATAATGTAAGCTCAACAAACTTAATTGATGGCGAATTAACGACAATTATAGTTACTGGCGGAGGCAAGGGATATGCTGAACCTTCAATTACCGCAACGGCGTTTGTATCAGGAGTAACTACAATTGCTCTTGCAAATACTACAAATGTGGTTGCAAATATGGCAGTAACCGGAACAGGCATTGCTTCTGGAACAACTGTAACGACCGTAAATCCAAACACAAGTTCAATTATTATTTCAACTGCCACAACCGCAAACGGTGGCGGAACAACAGCGAATAACCTTACGTTTAAAACAAGAGTTTATATTGATGGTGATGGAACAGGAGCAGTAGCTACTGCCAATATTACAAATAGTGCCATATCAAAAATTACAGTAGATATCTCTGGAACTGGATATTCATATGCCAATGCAACAATTTATGGTTCAGCAACTGCTGGTGCAAACACGGCAAATGCTAGAGTGGTTATTACTCCTAAATTTGGCCACGGTTTCAATCCTGCAAAAGAGTTAGATGCAATAAATGTAATGGTTGTCGAAAGAATTGGGTCAGTTGATGCTACAGAAAATGGTCTAATTTCAACATCCACCTCATTTAGACAGTATGGACTTTTAAGAGATCCGTATAAATACGGTAATACTTCACCTGTGATTAGTTCAAATGCAAATACAGTTATTTCGCAAACCACAAATATAACTTTAATTGCTGGTACAAACTTTGAGTTAAACGAGTTTGTTTATCAGGGAGCTTCTTCTAATAGTGCCTATTTTTATGGGTTTGTAAATGCTCAATCAGCAAATGAAGTTAGATTGACCAAAGTGAAAGGAACAGTATCAGTTGGTGGCACATTAATTGGTGCAAATTCTGGTATAAACAGGACTGTTGTAAAATTGACCAATCCTGAATTTCAACCATATACCGGTGATATATTGTATGCTGAAAATATTCAACAAGTTACACGAGCAAATGGACAAGCTGAAAATGTCAAGTTTGTTATTAGATTCTAAGGAAAATAGTTAATGTCGTTAAATACCAATTTTAATGTCAATCCATATTATGATGATTTTGACGAAGATAAAAAGTTTCTTCGGATATTATTTAAGCCTGGTTTTGCTGTTCAAGCTCGTGAATTAACACAATCTCAAACTATTTTACAAAAACAAGTTGAGCGCTTTGGTAGCCATGTTTTCAAAAATGGTTCAGTAGTTTCTGGTGGTGAACTGTTCATCCATAATTCAACATATCTAAATGTAGCTACTGATTATGCTGGCACAGCGGTCAATATAAATGATTTTAATGGCAAAACAATTACCAATTTGGCAGGAACAAAAACTGGTCAGGTAGTTGTTGTTTATGATGCTGATGCTGGTACTGGTGACCCAAAGACAGTCTATGTAAAACAAATTTCAGGTAGTGCTTTTGCTGCTGGTGATACAATCACCACAGTTGAAGCTGCTCCAGCTTTTGCCAATGTTTCAACAGGTGGTGCAGGAACAGGTCAACTGTTTTCTGTAAATGATGGTGTGTTTTTCTATGATGGTTTCTTTATTAAAAATTCAGCACAAACGATTGCAATTAGTAAATATGAAACATCTTCCAATGCAAGAATTGGTTTTGAAATTACAGAATCTATTGTTGAATATACACAAGATACTTCATTATTGGATCCAGCACAAGACGCATCCAACTTTCAAGCTCCAGGCGCAGACCGATTTAAGATTGATTTAATTCTTTTCAGCAGAGCACTTGATTCTGCTGACGATACACAATTTATTGAATTAGCTAGAGTTCAAAATGGAACTTTATCTTATGCATTACTTTATCCACAATATGCTGTGCTTGAAGATACTTTAGCACGCAGAACATATGATGAATCTGGTAACTATACTGTTCGACCATTCAAAATTGCACTAGAAACAAGTGCAGCTAATAGTGCAAAAGCTAATGTCATCATATCACCAGGTAAAGCATATGTTTATGGTTACGAATATGAAAGTATTGCACCAACAACAATTACATTTGATAAACCACGCACAACCGATTCAATAAACAATAAACGATTAACTGCTGATTATGGTTATTATGTGTATTCAAATACACATTTTGGTTCTTTACCAATTAACAGTTTACAAACAGTAGATTTACATTGTGTAGCAAATTCTTCAATTAATGCTTCTCCAACTGCTGGTGCAACTGTTGGTACAATTGCTAATACTAAGATTGGTACAGCTCGCATTAAATCTATTGCATTTGATTCAGCATCTAATACACAAAATTCTGCAACATACACTTATCGCACATACTTGTTTGATGTGAATGTTGGCTCTATTACAGGTGGTAATGTAGTTGTTTTAGGAACAAATACAGGTTATGTTCAGATTGCAAATAGTATAACTGGTTCACAACTATATTCTACTGCTAATACCGCTTATGTTGGTGCCAAGTTTAGAGTTATTGCTGGTCCTGGTGCTGGTGAAACACCAAAAACAATTACAAATTATAATGGTGCAACTCAGACAATTCAACTTTCTGAGCCTTTCATTACTACACCAAATTCATTATCTAATTGGTCTATTGACTTTGAAGTTAATGATGTTAAGTCATTATCAGTAGTTAGCGGCACAACTCGTCTTGCCGCAGCTGATATTGACACTTCATCTAAAGATCCAGCTTCAACATACAACGACACATTTATTTCAGATAGTAATCTTGAGCCATTATTGTTTAATCTTGGCCAAAACTATATTGCACAAAATACAATTGCTGATTTTTCATACTCGTATAAGCGTCTGTATGCATCTCAGTCATTCTCATCTTCAGATTCTCCAGCATTAACTGTTGGTACTGGTGAAACAATTTCTGCTGCTACAAGTTCTTCTGCTAAGGCTGAGAATTATCAAATTGTTGTAACAACTGCAGGCACATCACCATATACTGTTGGCCAAATTATTCCTGCTAACTTATATACTGTTGATACAGGCACTCGTAAGATTACTGTTACGAATGGCGACAATATGGTTGCAAATATTACTGCAACAATTGATGCAAGTAATCCTGGTTCAAAAGGTAAAACATATGTTGCTGCCAATTCTACTCTACAAACATCTGGTGGCACAAGTATTTTTGCAAACAATGGAGTAATTCTTTATAGTGCAAATGGTCAAGTTCACATTATGGCCAATACAGTTTATAAAACTCCAGGTACAGTTCAATCTTTGTTCGTTTCTGATGTTGTTGAATTGGTTTCTGTTTTGGATTTTAATGGCAATCAAATTACTGTTGCTAACTCAGCAACTGCAACCAATGTTACAACACGGTACACATTAGATACCGGTCAAAGAGATTCATTCTATGACCATTCATCTATTAGATTAAAAGCTGGTTCAGCTGCACCTACCGGCCCATTGGTTGTTAGATTTAATCGTTTCAATTCATCTGGTGCAGGACTATTTACCGTAGATTCATATGTTGGGTATGATTACGGAAGTATTCCTGCTTACACTTCTCAGGCAACAGGGCAAGTTTACGAACTAAGGGATTGCCTTGATTATAGACCTGTTAGGTCGATACCCACAACACCAGCGACAGCAAACACCGTCAGCTTTGATGTTGATTCAACCACGACTGGTCCTAAGATTCCAGAGAATGGTTCCGACATACTTTTAGATTATCAATATTATCTACCAAGAACGGACAAGGTAATATTGAACAAAGACCGCACATTTGAAGTTCTCCAAGGCAACCCATCTTTAACACCAGTTATGCCAAATGACAAAGATGGTGCAATGACATTGTATATTCTTCGTGAGCCTGCTTATGTTGCCAATACATCTGATATTGAAGTTCAATACATTGATAACAAGCGCTACACAATGCGTGATATTGGTGCATTAGATAAGCGTATTGGAAATCTTGAATATTATACTTCGCTTTCTCTGCTTGAACAGAGTGCATTGAACAAACAAGATTTGACCATTTTGGACTCTACAAATTTACCACGATTTAAGAATGGTATTGTTGTGGATTCATTTGATGGCACTTCTGTTGCTGATGTAACAAATTCAGATTATTCTATTGCTGTTGATCCTAGAGAAAAAGAAATTAGGCCAACATTCAATATTACATCACACCTATTAACATTTGATTCAGCCAATTCATCTAATTATTTGAAGGCTGGTCCAATTGTGATGCCTACAGCAACACATACTGTTTTTGTTGACCAAAATAAATCTTCAAAAGTATATAATATTAACCCATTTAATATTGTAAACTACATTGGTAAAATTCAGTTAGATCCACCATCAGATGTTTGGATTGATACAGACAAACAACCAGATGTTCTTGTAAACCTTGAAGGTGATAAAGACGCATGGGCTTTAATTACAGAAAATGCTTATAGTTATGAGTGGGGCAATTGGGAAACTTATTTTACAGGAACTGAAACAACGGGTGGTCGAACTGTATTTGGTGGTACAAGCAGATATGGCCAAGTTGGTACTTTAACCACAACAACAAAAGAATCTCAAACTCGTTCTGGCGTATTCTCACAAGTTGTTCCATCCACAATCACTCAATCATTAGGTGACCGTGTTGTTGATGTGTCAATTATTCCTTATATGCGTAACCGTAGCATATTGTTTACTTGCTCTGATTTCAAACCAACCACAGAACTTTTTGGTTTCTTTGACAACATTAGTGTAAACAAATACATTGCTCGTGCAAATAAAATTACATTGGATTCTAACAACTTAGGTTATATTACACAGTCCGGTAATTATGAAAACATTACTATTAGTAATACTGCAACTAGCACAACAAATGCAAGAGGAACAATTGTTCGCACATCAAATAAAGAAGCCTTCTTAGTCAATTTAGAGCGTGCAAATTCATCATTTAATGGCGCCACAATGAATTTGGTTGGCCTAACTAGTGGAACATCTGTTAAAATTAATGGATATGACCATTATTCTGGCCGAGTATCATCCGCAACAGCTAATACTGTTGTATTAGCGGTAGATGCTACAAGTGCAAACAATACTGGAGATTATGCAGGTTCAACAATTTATATTGTATCTGGCCCAGGCGCTGGACAATCTGCAACAATTAGTTCATATAGCTCCGCCACAAGAACTGCAACAATTACTGGTACATGGACAACAACTCCAAATACATACTACTCAATATATTCAATTGGTAATTTAACAACAACAGCCGCAGGTGATGTTGCTGGCGTGTTTAATATTCCAAATGGAGTATTCCGTGTTGGTGAGAAAAACTTTCGATTGATTGATACTTCAAGTGGTGATATTGGTTCTTCTTCTACAAACGGAGATGCCACATTCTTTGCACAAGGTATTTTACAACAAACAGAAAATACAATTATTTCTACAACAGTTCCAACAATTCAGCGTGCTGCTGTTAAAGATGAACGTATCATTACAACATCAGTTGTAAATACTGCAATATTTGGTTGGTATGATCCATTAGCACAAACATTCTTAGTATCTCCAACAAATTACCCACAAGGTATTTTCTTGTCTAAGGCTCGTTTCTGCTTTAAGTCAAAAGATTCAACTGTACCTGTTACACTACAAGTTCGTTCTGTTGTGAATGGATATCCATCAACATCTTTGGTTTATCCATATTCAACAGTTACATTGACACCAGATAAAGTTAAAACAACAACTTCACCTGATTTAGATGATGCAACCAAATACACAGAATTTGTATTTGATTCTCCATTGTTCTTACAACCAGGTGAACATTGTTTTGTATTGTTGTCTAACTCTAACAAATATGAAACTTATGCAGCTGAAATTGGTACATTAGATACCGTATCGGGAAGGCAGATTTCAGAACAACCATATCAAGGTTCATTGTTCTTATCACAAAACGGTTCTACATGGACTGCCGAGCAAAACTCAGATTTGATGTTTAGATTGTTCCGTTATACATTCAATACTGGTACAACACAAGCACAATTTAATGTTAATTATCCAACTGATGTATATCCATCCGCTAACACAGTATATGACTTAATGCATTTGATTGCAACTGGCATATCTATTGAAAATACTTCAATCACATATCAATTCAATTCTGAGAAAGCTGTGACTGGTGGTAAAACAGGCTTCTTACCATTTACTCCGTTGACTGATTACCCAATGACTGATGGTTACGGCCGCCGTGTATTAAATGCAACAACCGGTAACACAACATTGTCAGTTAAAGCTACAATGGCAACCAGCAATCCTGATATTGCACCATTCATTGATACCTCACGCATGAGCATGATTGCGGTTGAAAACATTATTAATGATTTGCCATTAAGTAATTCTGGAATTGTGTTGTCAAGTGGTGGTACAGGATACTCTACTAATGCAAATGCAATTGTAACAATTACTGGTGGTGGCGGTTCAGGTGCAACTGCAGCTGCTGTTGTGACCAATAATGTGGTTACATCTGTATATCTAACAGCTGCTGGTTCTGGTTACGAAACATCACCAACGATTACGCTTGTAGATGCAAATACAACACCAGGTACCGGTGTAACAATTACCTATAACGGTGAAGATAAGAAGTCTGGTGGTAACTCTAATGTTCGATACATTACTCGCAAGGTTAATTTAGCAGATGGATTTGATTCAGGTGATTTGCGTGTTTATCTAACTGCATACAAACCATCAAGTTCAAACATTCGTGTTTACTATAAGCTATTGTCTATCTCTGACCCTGATGCATTTGAAGATAAGAACTATCAGCTGATGACACAATTGGATAACGCTAATTTTGTGTCAACTAGCTACAACGATTATCGTGAACTTAAATTTGCACCGGGTGTTGGTGGCACAGCAAATAATTCTGTAAGTTACACTTCAGGTTCCACTTCATTTAGCAACTTCAGAACATTTGCAATTAAGATTGTATTGTCTGGCACATCAACAACAGATGTTCCTAAGGTGCGTGATTTCCGTGCAATTGCTTTACCTGCAGGTAGTTAATTATGTTTGCTAAAGTAAAAGACCACGAAAACTTAGTAAGAGATATGAACTCCAAAGCGATTCTAAATACAGATAAATTAGCTTTACAAGACTACTATCAGAAAAGAGAATTGGCAAAAAAAGAACTGTCTGAAAAAACAGAATCAAAACAACGCCTAGATAAAATAGAAAACGAAATGTCAGAGATAAAAGACTTGTTGCGTGAACTGATTGGCAGAGGTAAATAATGGCAGCCAATACAATAAATCAAATAACCACAGCGAATACATTCCAGCAGTGGTTGACAGCCACTTCTTCATTGATTGCCACTGCCAATTTAATTACAAATGGCAATGGTCAAACATTTTATGCAAATACAATACTAGAGGTTTCTGGAACTGGCGCTCGTTTAAATGTCAACACCTCTGGTTTCATTGAAACTTTTTATAGTAACACCGCAAATTTATTGACTGCCAATGTTGGAAGTTTAGTTGGAACTGCAAATACCGCAATTTATGATAGAATTGCAGCTGTTGAAGCTTCTTCTTTAGCGTTCTCAATTGCACTTGGATAAATAGATAGATAACAAAGAATAGGAATTTTTTCATGCCAAATACATTTAAGAATTATTTTTTAAAAAATGCAGGAACAACTGCAGCTAATGTGTATGCTCCAGCAGCAGCCACACAAGCTACGGTGATTGGTTTAACAATTGGAAACACAACCGCTTCTCCAATTACTGCAAATGTGACCGTAGTTTCTGGCGGAACAACACACTTCATGGTACAACAAGCAACCATTTCAAATGGTGGTGCCTTGGTTCCAATTGGTGGAGACCAAAAGTTAGTGCTAGAATTTGGAGATTATTTGCAGGTGCAAACTTCTACAAATAACTCAGCAGACTGTATTTTATCGGTTTTGGAGATAACCTAAAATGGCATACATTGGCAACGAGCCTGGTGTAGGTTCTTTTATTGTTGCGACCGAAAGGTTCAGCGGTACAGGTTCTTGCACACAATTTACCTTAACACAAACTGGTATCCAAGATGCCAATGCAATTGAAGTTCTTGTAAGCAGTATTCAACAGGACCCAATCAATTCATATTCTGTTGCTAATGGCGTAATCACATTTACTGAAGCTCCTCCTTCAGCAGCAAATAATATTATTGTTACCTATCGTGCAACAACGGTAATTACATATAACAATATTCAAAATTCACAGATTCCTGATGGCACAATTACTGCAAGCAAATTAGCTTCTGGAGTTTTACCTGATGCAAAAGCAAACTCAGCAGCAATCTATGCTAACTCTGCTTTCTTAGCAGCCAATACTCCAAGTAATGTGGCTAATTCGGCCGCACTATATGCTAACTCTGGATTTACAGCAGCAAACTCCGCAAGCGGTTATGCTAATTCAGGATTTGCGGTAGCCAATTCAGCCGCTAGTTACGCTAACTCTGGTTTTGCTGTAGCCAACTCAGCATCATTGTATGCTAATTCAGGATTCGCAGTAGCTAACTCTGGTGCTTTGTATGCTAATTCAGGATTTGCAAAAGCAAACACGGCAGCATCCACTGGCAAAGCGATTGCCATGGCTATCGTATTCGGTTAAAAAAGGAAAATTAAATGGCATCTCCAAACATCGTAAACGTTGCAACAATTAGAGGCAACACCAACGTTGCTACATTAGGTGCAACGAGTGGAAATATCGTAACAAACGCAGC